AGAACGTAATGGTCGTCCGTAGCGATGACTACTTGACCCGAGTGAATGTTCTGGTAGGCTCGTGCCTGCCGTAAGGCTTCATAGCTGAGGATATTACTTGCTGGTTTTGGTGGTACTTCAAATTTAACACTCATGCCAACACCTCCACATTCAGGTCAACTTCTTCAAAATATGGATCTCCAAAGTATTCCTGTGTAAATGCTGCAAACAGTTCATGACTTAGAACGATTGGGAACTCGCACCCGGTTGATAAGAGGACAATCTCTCTAGATGCAATATTCCGGTAAGTATGCCCCCACTTCAGATCTTTGAAGTGAATGCTTGGTTTTGGTGGTGTTCCAAAGATGTTGATAGCCATTTTGTTTCTCCTAGTCTGTTGTACGTTTAACGTGATGTTCAAATGTGTCAGGCCATTCCCTGTCAACAACTGGTGTCGGTGGAAGTTGACGTTGGTCCATCAGCCACTTCTTGTATTGGGTTTCGACAACCACTGCTGGGTCATGTCCGTTATGCTTGGAAACATTCCAACCTCCTACAGCGAGGGTGACAGTTGCCCAGAACATGAATAATTTCACATCTCACTCTCTTTGTCAATCATGTATTGAACCAGTCCTTGAAATTTCTCATAGTATGAGTTTACCACAGACTCACATTCCTGACTGGTCATAGCTTCACGACTACCATCCCACATCGTCCAAGCACCTGATACGATCTCCCACTCAGTATCACGCCAGCCGTAGTAATCCCAGTCGGACACTTCGAAAGGATCGCCAGACCCCGGGTGGTTAACATCGCTGGTTACGTTGACGACGATGCTAACACACCCAAGCTGGACTGTATACTCACACGGAAATTCACGCATGGTCAATAGTCAAAGTGATACGGATCGGGGTGAAAGTCCTATCATATTGAAGTTTTTCAATTTCTTGGACCACACCATCATCGAAGTAGATGATGTTTTTCTCCTCCATATCTACAAACACGGCCTGCTGATGCTTGTTACAGAAATATGCTTGACCGTAAACCAGTTCCTGCGGATAAGCGTCTTTCCGGGTTTCTTCACGATTGTCTTTGATTACTATAGTCATACGGTTACTCTTTTGATAGTGAGAGTGGCTTCCAGTTCTACGAATCGGTCTTCTATGTCGAAGTCATAGGCAAGGCTGAGCAGTTCATTGGTACACAAGTCAACGACTTTGCCTTCATCAACAACATAAATTACCACGTTTTTATCATCAATTTGCTGATACACCTTGCCTTGTTTCATAGTATCGCGAGTGTAGTTGATAGTGGCTGTGCGTTCATCAATCAGTTTCATTTAGTTCTCCTAAAATGGTTCAGTTTTGAATGGTTCAACAGTGGATTGGACTTTACCTTTCCGACTTTCGCAGAACCTGTGCAGGTCCATGAACGTGTCGAAAGTATGAATGAACCAACCCCACTTTGTCAACTCTGCAATTTCATATCTCACCAACGTTCCCCTTTTCTGTAATAGGGTTTAGGTTTGCGTTCCTTGAAGTTAGTTGTAATCGGGAACTCCCTGTAATGTGGAACCTTGTAACTGTGTTCAAGTACATAATCAAAATGCTTTAACTTGTCACCAAGCTCAGCCATTTCACCAATAAATACTGTATTGTTTTGCTCTGGGTACGTTTTTGCATATTCGCCCAGCGTCATGATCTCCACCTCATGACCTTGCTCTGACATTGCTGTAATCAGTAGGTCATTAAACTGACTCTTTCCTGAGTTGATCCACGGTGTATCGCCGGTGATAACTAAGATCTTCATTAACACTCTTCCCCATTGGAATCGTAAGTAGTTGGCAAACATGGCCCACCCCAATGATAGGTTGTTCGACCGTCGTCATGCCATTCTGTACGGGTCTTTTCACCTTGGAAGGTTGTAGTGCCCCAGTACGACTTTGTGTCCTCATCATACATACAATTACTATCGTCGTCAAACATTATCTCAACCTGAGTATCGAATGAGGGACCGTAGTCCCTCCAATCAACAATCGACACGCTTCCAATCTCAAGTTGAGGTACTACTTTCCCATACCGATGACGATGGTGTTCAATTCCTGAGCTTCCCGACGAAGGATCTCTTCGATGTTGCGTTGAGCCTCAAGCTGTTCTTCAGACAGAAGATCGTCGTAGTCATACTTGTTCTTATTCATGCAGCGTTCGATCATCTCCATGACAGTCACGTTGTAGCACAACACCTTCTTCGCCCGGGTCAGAGCGACGTACAGCAGGTTGCGTTCAGCGTCAGTCAGACCAACCCACTTACCTTCGTTATCCCATGGGCTTGGGAAGTCCTCAGCAAGCACCACAACATCCCATTCACGACCTTTACCCTTGTGGGCAGTGGTGAGTACCACATCTGGGTTTTCGACGTTCTCATGCTTCGACAGAAGTCCGAGGATTTGGTATACGCTGCCGTTCTCGACCATCTTGAAGATTCGAAGCATCTCACCTTTCACAACCTCAGCTTCGATACCGAATTCCTGCCAGTCTTCGAACTGAAGGAAGTTTTCGTGCTTCACCTTCCACTGGTTACCCTTGTACAGTTCGATAGCAGAGTCAAGCATCTTCGTGAAATCGGATACGTCGATTTCCAAGTTGACAGTCTTACCCATCTCCATCAGGCGGACAGCTTCAAAGATCAGTGCACCGTTGGTACGGAACAGCATTGCATACTGACCGTCCATGATTTCCTGTGGAATGTCAGTCGGTGCGTACACGAAGGTGGACAACTTCTCCCAACCTTTCACATCGGTGATCTTTTCACCATTTCGGGCAAGTACACAGTCCGCGATGTCGCCAACGGATTGACCAAAGCGGAAGCTCTTAGTGAGACGGGCTTCAGGCCAGTCCAGTTTAAGCATTGCGTTCTGAGCACCACGCCAGCTATAAATGTTCTGGTATTCATCACCGACAGCAATCAGTTTACAACGACCGATCTGGTTCAGGAAAATGTCAAGAACAACACCAGCTGTGTCTTGCACCTCATCAAGGTACAGAATCTCATACTTGCTAAGGTCAGGCTTCGACAACTGGTAGAGCTTCAGGTATGTGTCGTGAGTGCACAGTACATCAATCTTAGGATTGATGCGAAGTGCCCACAGCTTCTGAGCATAGGTCAGAATGTGGTATTTAAACGAACGCATTGCTTTCTCATCATGTAGGAGTGCTGTATCGCAAACAGTAGTCGATACATGCTTAAACTCCATATCCTTGTCACCAGACTGTTCATAGCGCGCCACAGTCTCTTTAATGGCTACTCCTACACCACCTTTCTTGATCTTACGTTCCTCACGCTCACCCTGAAGGAGATACAAGAAGTCACCAAGCTTGAAGTACTTGGCAATCTCGGTACCAGTTCCAGCAACGTTCTTGTACGCACCCTTTGGTCGCGACAGCTTGTTCTGGAGAGGTGCACCAAACGCTTGATACGCCAAGCTGTGAGTAGTGCGACATTCGACCCACGATGGGAAACGAGCTTGCGCATCAACAGCCAGAGCCTTGTTGAAAGTCAGAAACAGACTCGGAACGATGTGTTCTTCTGCAACCATCGTGAGGGTGCTAGTCTTTGCTGCACCGGCATACGCAGCAATCTTGATCTCGTTATGGATCTTGGAAAGCTCAATAACACCCTTCTGTTCAGCGGTTGGTACGATAACGCTCATTGTGTTTCTCCAGTTGTGTTCGTTTTGATGAGCGAGATTATAGACCTAGCTCAATAGCCTTGTCAACAATATTTTCTAGGAAATCAGCATCAAGGGTTCGATGTTGGTCACTGATGACATGGTGCCAGATGTTGTCGCGTCTACAACCTGAAGCAACCCAGTCTCAACGTGCAGCTTTGACCATAGCTCACGAACTTGGTCTTCTGTGTACAGACCTATTGTTGCACCTTTTGCTGGGCTAGCAAAGGCGTAGAAGCAGTCCTGTGGGTGCAGGGTTTCGAGTACTTCACCTTTCATGTAGGCAACTGGTTTCATTGAATCTCTTCCACGAGTTCATAAGGATCTTCCAACTGGTTTATCATCCCTGCCTGAAGCTCGTCGTGGTAGTCCTTGACGTAGAACACACCATCGATCAGGTAATACTCGACAGGGTATGGAAACTCTGGTTTGGTGATGTGCGTAGGTTTCATTCCGGTAGCTCCATAAATTCAGTTGGTTGGATGTTCTTGTGTGGCCAACGAACATACTCATTGACCTTGCTTAGCCAGACGCAATATGGGTCTGTAATATAGGTTTTTTCTCTTCCATATGGAGCACGACCTCTCACAACGAACATCCGTCGAGTGTCTTTGTAAACCTGTGGAAGCTCAGCGATTGGTCGCCACATTTCCGATCTCCTTTTGATATTTACGTTCAAGTTCTGTCATATGGTGTACGAACTGGTCAGCAAAGCTAGGTTTCTGCTTCGTCCCTTTCTTACCGTTTGGACCCTTAGCTAGTTCGTATAGTTCCAGTGCCCGACGACCTTTCATAAGGCGAGTGAATACACCCTTTGGACATTCTACCACAATACTCATTCTGTCCACCACTCCTTTACACGTTGCCAGAAAGGCATGTTCATTTTCTTCGGCAGCAACGGCACCTTACTCGGTGGTGGGATGTTGCTGTTGAAGGCGTTCCCTGTCACAGTCGGTACCATTTTACCTTTTGGTACGCCTGTCGTGATTAATCTAGCCATTCACACTCCTATCTGAACAAGGAAGACAGTCCCTTCATAGAAGAGTTGCCCTGTGTTATCCTCGCACCACCGCACACACCCCGGTTCGTACTCAACTGAGTATTGCAGTGTGTCACCATTCCATCGATACTCGGATACGTCAATTCCGGTTATAGTAGGCTCACAAGCCATGAATGGCACACCAATACCCTTTGGTGGCAGGGTATGCCAGATCTCGATGTAATTCATTTCTAACACCTCTGTTGTCGTTGATTGGTGCTCATTCTACAAGGTTGGAACCTTGTGTCAACACATTTTTCAGAAATCTTTTTCGTCAAGGTCTTGACAAACGCTGGCACCGTTTAGTAAACTGCCTTTTCAAGCGATAGCGGAAAGATTGGTGTTGAAAAGCGAGAGCTTTAGTATGGTAGTGTTATTTATTGTTTCTTTCTATAAGATATTCATCGTTAACGATGAGAAATAGTACTTGACAAGAGGTTTTCTCATACATATGATGTCACCTCCATTTCGAGGAGGTGTTATGTTCAAACGTAAACAGAAGGCTGTAATTCAGTCTGAGTGGATGAAGGGTCTACTCCATGCTGAACTGAATCTAGAAGTGATCAAGGAAACCAGTGAGTCGATATACGATTGTGTGAGTGATCGTGACGGGCTTCAGTCTGACATCGATTTTGCGTTGTCTGAGATCTCTAGTGGATTGTTAGAGTTGTATAAGTCAGCAGATTGGTGTCAGGGGTACGTTGAGTACCTTCATGAAATCGCCTGTAGACAAGGTCTTCAGGATGAGCTAAAGTACAAACACATTTTCAAGAAATACATTAAAGAGGAGATTCAAGATGGAGTGGGCTGCGCTCGTGTATCCAGTGGGTATTGTGGTGGTGTTCCTGTTGGTCCTGATGGTAGAGATGTATGGAGCTAGGAAGTATCAGAATAAAATCGGAGGTGGTGACGTAGGGTTCCTGGTAGTACTGAGCATTGTCTGGCCATTCACTTTAGTATTCCTGTTGGCGATTGGGTTCGTGGAAGGCGTCAAGTACATCGTTAACAAGGGTGTGGAATGATTGAGTTAGAATGGTGGCAAATCACGCTTTACATGGTGGTAGGACTTGTGATAGGATTCCGAATCCTCTGGGATTACTCAAGGAGTAACTACCTCGACGCTGGAGATGTTGGTGGCATCTTGGTGGTTAGTGTGTTCGCTTGGCCATTTCTTGGAATACTGTTTGGGGCAATTGTTGTCTTAAACCGTATAGCCAACTACTTTAACGAGAGGTAACGATGATCCGCCTTATTCACAAAATGGTTTGCAAACACAACTGGTTTCAGCTACAGCACACCAACACTCACCGACTGATGCAGTGTCATAGGTGTCAGAAACAAGTGACCGTAAGAGAGTCTTGGCGATGAAATCAGTAATCATCGAAGCGTGGTGTTCCCCGTTCCGTTCAGATATTTACGAACAGACGATCATTTCGCTTGACACTGATACAACACACTATTACGATGTTGACATCTCGGAGTACATGGGTGACCATTTCATCAGTGACCATTTCAACAACACTGAAGAACTTGGGTTGTGGAAGGTGGTTTTCAGGCTTGACATCAGTCACTACCACGACTCATACTGGAGTGAGTATGACACTGAGTACAAGTTCACTCCAATCTTCAAGGCGAAGATGAATAGTTGGTCTGAAGTAAAAGATCGATGGTTGGAGTTGACAGGTAGATACGAAGAGTATTATGCTTCACGAACTATTCAATAGGAGAAAGAAATGCCTTACAAGTATTGGACTCGTCCAACCAAAGAGATTCGTGTTCGAGCACTGATCCAAGAATGCGACATTCACCGAGACCATGAGTATGATGTGAGTGGGATCGCTTATACAAGCGAAGGTGATGAAACTAGCCCACTCATTGCATATGAAGTGATTGATAGTGTAGGCTACCCATGGATCTTGTTTGTGGGTGAGTTTGAGGAGATTAAGTAATGGCTTACCGTAAGCTGGTTGAAGGTGATCTTGTTCGTATCACCAACGGTAGTGAATACCATGGTCGAGATGCAATCGTGATCGACGCTGAGAACCAGATGGCCCGGGTTCAGGTGCGGATCGGTCGAGGAGGAGCAATGAGTGCGGACTGTCTCTGGGTCCGCAACGACAACCTTTTGGTTCGAGAAGACCGCCAAGTCACAGATGGTCGCATTGACGATGTAAAGGTTCAACGCCTACTTGATGCCCGTAATCGTCGTATGCAACAAGAGCATGATGAAGAAGACGATGACGAGCCTGAAGCTTGCGGCGATTGTCCATGCTGCAACTGGCACAATCGAAATTACTAAGGAGAAAGAAATGCTTGCAATTTACATCGTAGGGTTTATCATCACCCTCGCTCTGTTCATCCGAACCTTCCGTAAGAACGGCAGACCAAAATGTGTGACAGAGAATGAGAATGTTGTATTCACTCTGCTGTTCACCGCAATCTGGCCTGTCACTTGGGTTCTGTTTGCATGGGTTAGGGTGTTTCAGATTCTCAAACACGTAATGAAGAAAACCGCTTGACAACCAAAAGGAACAGTATAGAATAATGCAAACCTTACTTGAAGCTGTACGGGAAAGATATAAAGAATGGCCAACCGAATTGGAAGGTCTGTACTCCAACTATGACCCTGATGGTGAGGTTAGGCAGCGTGGTCATAGTTGGCACCACTCTTGACTTCTACCCTGAAATTGAAGTAAGATTTGAAGATCGTCGCAAGGTTTACATGGTTGACGATCAAGATGAAGTGCTGGTTTACAAATCTGACTTCAAAGCAAAATAAAAGCTTGACACACTAAAATGGTTCCTGTATGATGGGCGCCATCAACAAACAAAGGAGAGATAAATGAAATTCAGTATCGTAGCAAAAGCATCCGCTCTGGCTCTGGCAGCTGCTCTGATGGTTGGCTGTGGTGAGAAGGTTGAAGTTCCACCGGGTCACTTCGCCAAGCTGCTGACCAAAGATGGTTATCAGGAAGAAATGATCCCAGCATCGAAGTTTCGACTTCCAGCCTGTGTGACTTACTGTGACCGTCTGGTTGTGGTTGACGGTACCGACCGCCCATACAGCGAAGAGATGGAGATCTTCATTCCATCGGACAAGCTGAAGATTGGTATTCAGTTGAAGGCAACTCTGTCGGTTGACCCGAAACGAGTGAACCCACTGTTCGGCTCGCTCCCACAGGTTGCTGAGACTACTCAGTTCTCCAACATTACTGCTCAGTCGATCTACAACACTTACGCTCAGCAGATTATGCTGGCAGAAGTTCGAGCTTACCTGACTCAGTACACCATTGCTGAAATCACTTCGAACAATGACAAGATCAACACTGACATCCAAGTGATTCTGCAAAAGTCGATGGAGAAGAACACTCCATTCAACGTGAAGTATGCTGGCATCACCAAGTTCAGCCTGCCGCCAATCATCACTCAGGCTCAGGAGAACAGTGCTAAGCGTCGTGAGGCAATTCAGCAGGAAGAAGCTCAGCTGGCTGTGAGCAAGGTCCAACTGGAGCGTGAACTGCAAGAAGCCAAGCTGCAACGTCAGATCGAGAAGGAAAAGGCTGAAACCGAATCTATCAAGATCCAAGCACAGGCACAGGCCGTAACTTCTCAGACCATTCGTATGAAGGAACTGGAAGTAGAGCAGATTAAGGCCGAGAAGTGGGATGGAAAATACCCACAGACTATGGTAGGCTCTGGAACTTCGATGTTGATGCAACTTCCAGCGTCTAAGTAATTGAACGGCTCCCTTCGGGGAGCCTTCTTTCAAGGAGAGTGAGATGCTGAAAGTCGGACAAGTGTTGTACAAGCGGTACGAAGGCTTGATAAAGCGCGACGGTGGCACAGGTGGTAATTGGATGCCTGAACGCGTGAGGATTGACCACATCGCAAATGGTTGTCTAACAATTGAAGGTTGTTTATTTACTATCGAACCTGATATGTTCGGTCGAAGCTATAAAACCTATTTCTCTGAGGAGTAATAAATGATCGCAGCAATGAACCTGATTATCTTCCTGATTGCTGGTACTGGCTTCTACGTGGCCTACCGTCGCAAGAGTTGGAAGATCGCTGTAGCCACCATTCTGGCAATTTTTCTGTACAACCATTTCCAGCCGTCTTACATGCCGAAAGGTGAGGTAAAGCCAACTGTGTTCGTAGCTCCCGTAGCAAGCGACAAGCCAATGGTTGACCGGATGTCCAAGCCCCTGAGTGAAGCTGAACGTGATGCAAAACGCAAGGCTGAATACGAGGCCACTGACAGCCGTGTGAAGGAAATGTTGAACAAGTGAAATGATCCCGCTTCGGCGGGATTTTTCGTATCTGAGGGTTGACAAGCCCGGGTCATATCCCTTAGACTGGGCTCAATTAAACAGGAGAACCACCATGATCAAGAAACTAGTACTGGCCACAGCTTTGTCTGTTGCAGCATTCACAGCACACGCGAACCCTGTCACCTTCTGCATGCATGTTGGTGATTTCAACGAGATTATCATGGAGAAACGGATTGAAGGAGTTTCCAAAGACTCTCTCATTTACGCTTGGGCGGATGACAGCACCAAGGTGGACGCAATCGAGTATGTCTACAGTCTACCAAGGGCCACTGATCCACAAGAGCATGGTGACATGATTCGTGGTGGCTGTCTTCGAGCAATGCGTGAAGCTGGTAAGATGAAATGAAACTGATCAAAGCAATAGCATTAACCCTAGCTGTAGCGTCCTCTAGCACCGCTCTCGCAACGGAAAGCACCGTAGCGGATGTCGTGTGTGGACCAGTCATGGAATTCGCCAGACAGGCTCAGATAGCCCGTCAGAGTGGTACCACAATCGATGACCTCCGTAGCTTCCTAGAGGATGAAAATGTTTTGACTCCGAGTGTTGACACCATGGTTCATGCAGCCTATATTCTACCTATCGAGGAACAGGCTGAGATGAAGCGACACGCTGTTGATTTCTTCGCAAATGAGATCGATAGGCAATGTCGAGTAGCGGTTATCAAAGCAATTACTGGAGCAAGCATCTGATGAAACCTAGCATCCGTGAAGAGTTCGAGAAGTGGTTCACCAAGAAATACGACTGGCAGATTCGTAGAGGTAGTTATGGTCGCCAGACCCCACATCTGAAGATGTTCGAGGGTGAGTACATCTCGGATCAGGCACGGAATGACTGGGAAGTGTATCAGGCAGCAGTTCAAATGATGGAGGTGAGATGATGCAAACCCGATTGAAAACTGAGTATCCAACAGAGGTTGATGATCTCCGTATGGAATTGATACAATCAGAGCGTAGGCAACGACTGCTGATCGATGCCATCAAAGACCTCTTGGTGGCCGCAAACATGATTCATGACATGCCGATTGAAGGCGCTCAAGCATTGCAGTTCGCCAATGAGTACACGGAATATTTAAAAAAGGAGAAGGGTGATGTTTGATCTTCCTGAAGGTTGGTATCTAGTAGAACTCTTCAACAAGAAAGAGTTCGATTCCGATCCAGATAATTACGAGTGCATGATCCGTAGACCTATGGTTATGGTGATTGTTCAGTCTGGTGATACCCCAGAGCAAGCACTCACCAAATGTAGGTCAGAAGCTGAAATTTTCAACAAGAGGTTGGGCCTATGAAAGACCATGAATTCCGAGAAGAGGTAAACAAGCTCACAAAGCTGGCCAAGACTTTTGCGTCTACTGATCAGCTACGTGCTCACATGTCAATCTTTCTAAAACAATTTGAGGAGAAGTGCAATGCTCGCACCAACGATCTTTCTGTACATGTTGTGGAGGAACACTAAATGACTCGGTATGAAGAGTTCATGAACAAGTTTGCAGAGCTGCTGGATGAGTACAACGTCGAACTCGGTGTGTACGAGGATAGATACGGAGTAGCAGAATTCGAAATTGACTTTGCTATTGACAACACCACGGGTGAGCGAGTTGTACAGTCAATGCACAAACGGTACGTCCGTGGTGAACAACTGCGTGAATTGGTGGCCCGTTATGAGTGACCAAACATTCATCCTTGAGCGGATGATGAAGTATGGTATGCAGGTTGACTTTGCACGCGGATGGATTCGTTGTGTGGATGGCGATTCGTACATCAGTACTTGCTTCAACACTCGGTGTGTTGACGATCTGGCAAAGGCTGTGCAACATTTAATTTACATGAAGGAGTGGGAACCATGCAAATGATTAACGGTGATTGGCTGACTGATGTAGCCACTGAGAGTGGTCTTGAATATTTCGTTGACCAGTATGAGATGTCTCCTTCACGATTCATTGTCAAGTATGATCTGACTCGTATCACTCGGATTGGTCAGGGTGCGAAGAACGGTCTGGAGAAGATCAAGTACATTGCGTTTCTTGAATATGACGGTGACCCAAACGAGATCATTACACTCGACCTTTCTGAAGGTGACAGGGCATACGTTTACGCTGAGAAACGATTAGATGGATATCCACCATTCAGCAGCAGTGGTAGTGCATTCCTCGATGTGCATGTTGAGGGTGAGCATATTCGATCTTTCCATATCGACAATAGTCCATATCAACTAAGTCCAAGTGACGAAGAATGGGAGTGGTTGGATGAAGAAGGTGGTTCTGATGGTGTAATCAGTCGGATTGCTCACAATTATGACATCAAGGACATGACTTTGGAGAACACCATTTTCGTTCGTCAGCTGTAAGGAGGTTGTAATTGATTAGAGATGTTCTCAAGTACTACGGTCTAGAGACATCCGGTGATAAGGTGTGTTGCCCGATCCATGGGGAGTCCACACCTTCTCTCAACATCTATGACCACAATAATACGTGGTGGTGTTACGGATGTGGTAAGGGTAGTAGTATGGAAGACTTTGTGATGTACATGGAGGATATGGACCTAGAGAAAGACTACAAGGCTGGCAGAGCCAAGACAGCTGAGATTCTGGGTGTAACAGATGCAAAACTTTCAGAGGAGAGAAAACGAGTGTCAGAAGGTGTAACAGTTGTTGATTGTCTAGATCCAATGGATGTAGAGGAAATCAAAGGACTGTACCGAGATATGCAACAGACGGTTAACGGTACGAAGGTGTCTCACTTCGCCGGTCTTGGGTATCGAAGTATCAGTGATGAGGTTCTACAGTTCTACGGTCACTTGACTAAGAAAGACGAAAACGGGAATGTGACAGCCCGGTACTATCCAGAAACAAACACAAATGGTAAGGTGGCAGGATACAAATGTCGAAACCATCCGAAAGACTTCCGATACGGGAAGATTGGCAACACTGGTGGAAAGAACCAACTGTCGGGTCAGGTAAAGTTCACCGCAGGTGGTAAGTACATTCTGATCGTAGGTGGTGAAGAAGATAAGTGTGCCGCATACCAGATGCTGGCAGAAGCACGGAAAGACAAAGACTTTGACTCAATCGCTGTAGTATCCCCAACCTGTGGCGAAGGTTCCGCTGTAAAACAAATCCAACTCAACTATTCGTTCCTTGATTCCTTCGATATTATTCGTATCGGTATGGACAACGACGATGCAGGTCGCAAAGCCGCTGACGCCATTGCTGCCGTTCTCCCAAAGGAGAAGGTTGAAATTGTCACGTGGTCTGGAAAAGACCCGAACAAGATGTTGGAAGATGGGAAGTCGAAGCAGTTTAACCGAGACTTCTGGAATGCAAAACCTCTGGTGAAGTCGAACATTCGAGAATCCACAGGTTTGATGAGTGCTGTACGTGAGGAATTGATGCGACCACGCATCGGTCTGCCTCCACACTGGCACGAGTTGCAAAAGGCTATGAAGGGTGGTATCCTTCAAGGTCGAATCGTAAACATCATCGGTGATACGTCGGTTGGTAAGTCCACCCACATCAACGATCTGGTTTACTACTGGATGTTCAATGCCCCTGAGAAGGTAGGCATCGTATCTCTGGAAGCAACAGAAGGTCAGTACACCATTGACCTGTTGTCGATTCACCTTGAGAAAAACCTGCTTTGGATGGGTGAGGGTGAGGCAATCCTTGAGTATTTGGATAAGCCTGAAGTCATGGCACTGTATGACGATCTGCTGGCACACCCAGATGGACGACCACGATTCACGATTCTTGATGAACGCGATGGTGGGGTTAAGGGCCTTGAAGCTCAGATCATGAAACTGATCAACCAACATGGCTGTAAGATCATTGTGATCGACGTTCTGACTGATATCCTTCGAGGGATGGACAAGGACGCACAAGAGTCTCATATGATGTGGCAGAAGCAAGTGGTTAAGTCGGGTGTTACAATCATCAATGTGCTTCACACAAGGAAGCCTGCTGGTGGTGATAATGAGTGGAAGATGCCGACTGAGTATGATGCCTTTGGTAGTTCGTCCTTCGTTCAGTCTGCTGCTGTCAACATTGTCATTGGTCGTAACAAGATGTCCACTGACCCGATTGAGAAGAACCGCACCTATGTCCACATGCCTAAGTGCCGTGGTGGTGACACTGGTGAGATCTGTTCTTGGATTTACGATGTAGAAACCCGAGGTGTTATGGATTACAATGATTGGGTAACAAAGCAAACGAAAGCAATGACTGACGCTTATCGACAAGAAGGACCAAAAGGTGATCCAGACGATCCCGGGTTCTAACAAATAAGGGGCTTCGGCCCCTTTTCATTTAAGGAGAGATAGTGATGGAAAAGGAATACCTAGACAAACTCTGGGAGATCCGAGGCAACTACTGGGAAGAGGTGGGTGAAGGTTGGGTTGATTGTAAGACTTGCGGCACGCAACCTCGGGCTTGGCGATTCGACAACGGGTGCTTTGCTAAGTGCATCTGCTACCCAGTGTATAACTCTGGACCGGTGCAGGTAGAGTCGATTATGTCTCACGTGCACAGGCATGGTGGAAGTTGTGCAACATACGAACATGACAAGTTGCGGGTTACGTGGAACAAGTTCGCAAAAGACGGTATTGAGAGGAACATGCTCCCGCAAGGCTTGTGGTAATTTAAATAAGGAGAGAACATGGACATTACACAATTTGAAGGAAAGAAGTTTCTAGCAACCGATTTCATCTATGACATCGAATGCTATCCGACCATCTTTACGCTTGCAGCCTGCTATGCCAACGGTAAGGGTATGCGAGTGTACGAGATCTCTACTCGCAAGAATGAGTCAGCTGAATTGCTGGAGTTCCTGCGTAAGGTAAAGGTGGGTAAATATCGGATGGTTGGGTTTAACAACATTGGATACGACTATCCAATGCTCCATTACATCTTGGAGAACGCCAAGCTTGCAAAGAGTCGGGGTCAGACTTTCTACATTACACCTGACCGTCTGTATGCCAAGTCGTGTTCGATCTTTGAAGAAATGAAAGAGAGCCAGTTCGGTAGTCAGATCAAGTCTGCGGATGTGATCATTCCACAGGTTGACTTGTACAAAGTACACCACTTTGACAACCGGGCACGCTCCACATCCCTGAAGATGTTGGAGAACAACATGCGTTCAGATGAGATTACAGACCTTCCGTATCCACCGGGCATGCACCTCAACGAGGAACAGATGGATGTGTTGGTAGGCTATAACAAGAAAGACGTATGGGAAACCTGTAAGTTCTATCACTATAGCTATGATGCTTTGGTGATGCGTGAAGAGTTGTCTGAGCAGTTTGGGTTTGACTGTACCAACTTCAACGACACCAAAATCGGCAAGGAACTGTTCGTTAACCGACTGGAAGAAGCTCGCCCGGGTGTTTGCTACAAGATGGTGAAGCAGGGTCCGAAGATGGTTCGTAAGATGCAGCAGACCAAGCGTAAACAGATCCATCTGCGTGACTGTGTTCTGCCTTACGTGAAGTTCAATCGACCAGAGTTCCAAGCGATCCACCAGTGGTTCTTGAACAAGACTATCATCGAGACCAAAGGGTCGCTGTCTGACCTTGAGGAACACGAACTGGGTGATGTGGCCAAGTATGCCAACATGAAAGTCAAGTCGATCAAGATGAATTGCCCGGAACAGGGGAGTAAGAACAAGCGGTACGTTCCGACACAGAAGCACGTGGACGAACTGATGGCCCTCCACCCAATGGGTTGGATTGAAATGAAGGAGTTGAAGTCTCCAAAGGGTACCGGTAGCTACTATTTCTGCTGGCGTGTGACCGATGGTGTGGCGAAGCTTGATGGTAAACCAGCAACCTCTGGTCCATTGAACGTTGTCATTGATGGTTTCCAGTTTGACTTCGGAACAGGTGGGATCCATGGGGCCTGTCGTGGTGTACACACATCCGATGATGAGTGGCAGATCTACACGTATGACGTTGCATCTTACTACCCAAACCTGTCGATTAAGAACCGTCTGTACCCAGCACACCTTGGTGAACTGTTCTGCGATATCTATCAGGCACTGTACGTTGAACGTAAGAGCTACGACAAGAAGTCTGCTCAGAACAAGGCGTTGAAGCTGGCACTGAACGGAACGTATGGAGCATCGAACGACAAATTCAGCCCGATGTACGACCCTCAGTTCACGATGTCGATTACGATCAACGGTCAGCTGTTGCTTTGCATGCTGGCTGAGGCTATGATGGATCAGGTTGGAGCCAAGATGTTGATGTGCAACACTGACGGTTTCGAGTTCATCGCTCGCAAATCAGATATGGACAAGGTGAAGCAGCTTGTGGCAGACTGGGAAAAATTGACAGGTCTTGAGATGGAAGGCGAGCTTTACAGCAAAATGCTTATCCGGGATGTCAACAACTACATCGCGATTAAGGAGAAGAAGGTAGATGGCTAACCTAGCAGAAATCAGACAGGTAGAGTTCATGAGAGAACTGCGCGTGGTACTCAAAAAGCACGGGGCAACAATTGGTGCTGGAGACGGGTGGCTGTCTCTTCGATTGGATGGTCGTTTCTTCCAGAGTGTCATCGAGTGCAGTCCTGAAACACTTAAATACGAAATCAATAAGAGGTATGGTCAATGATTAGTCAGTGGTGTAAGGAGACTAATGATGTCGCATGAAGAGGTTGTAAAGGCTCTCAGAGCAATGATTGAGTCAGGTGAAGCTAAGACCAAGGGTGCGTATGAAGCGTTGCCATTTGAGGAGTTAGGGTGGCAAAAAAACCACTCGGCTATGGTGATTTCGATGGCTGTAGCTGCCGACCTTCTGGGTCTGTGTAGTTACAAAGACTTTATCCTGAACCACAAGGAACCATACGACTTCACTCTGCGTACAAAGGTGAAGCGAACTGACAAGCTGATGTACGTCACGATTGATGAGTTCAGTGGCGTTGAGATGGATGAGCAGATTCAGAACATCTGCCGTTATATCCCTGTCGTGAACGGTGGTAAGCTGGTCAAGATCATGCCACCACTGGCTTCTGCTAAGGACCCCACGGCACCACGCCGACAGGGTATCGACAAAGAGTGGAACGTTCGTGTGTGCAATGACATGAAAGACTTTGACTGGGGCCTCGATTACGAGTACTATTTTGCAAAGGCTGAGAAGCTGATCAATGCTATTGGTGACGAAGAGGAAGACGACGATGAGTGACAAACCGAAGTACAGGTTGTTCCATAAGGAAACTGGTGAAGCATTGGGTGCAGCATCCGACCTGTGCTCATTGGGAACCTTGGTCATGGATTTGTTCCATGAGGACGGAATCTGGTCACATCTCATTCGTATTGAAGAAGTTGAAAATTAACTGTTGACAAGGTGCTCAGACTTCAGTAAGATGAGCACCAACAAGGAGACACATGGAACTTTTAATCCTAGTGATTCTTGCCTTAGTGCTCATATGGAGCCAGCAAGACCCACCGAACAATTCTGGACTTACTGGAGTAATGAAATGACTATTGACGTAACAGTACCTGCAAAAGTAAACTTGACTGAACTCGCATACGACCTTGATGAAACTCAGGCACTTGAAGCAATTGTTCAGATTGACTTGTCTCAGCAATCTACTGTGTTTACATACGAAGTTATCGGTCGTCTGGTCCGAGACCTTGTGCTTAGCGAAGACGAGGGGAAAGAGATGCGAGCATTCCTTAAAGACCTGCGTCGGGAGATTGCAAAATGAATAAAATGGAAGCTGCTTATATGAAATGTGGTCAGGCTGAAGCTGGATTGAACGCTTTACTCAACCAGCTGGATGGTAGATTCGGTAGTGTTAGTATTCAAGATATACGCTCAGCCCTTGAAATGGTTCTTGATCCGTTGACCGAAGGTGTAATCATTCTTGAAGAGATCGCAAAATGAAATCTGTACATTCGGAAGAAATGGGTATTACAATCACGGGCAACGTCGTAACCCGACACAATATCCCAGCTGGTCATCTTGCCATCCTCGGAGCGATGTATGGTCAAATCGCGGCAACCTACACGGGTGGTGAATTGTTTGATGTCAGTTCTCCGATGAGCGAGGTTGACCATCGCCAGTTTGCTGGTTTGATTCATCGCCTCAACAGTGAAAACAAGTTGAACAAAAAGGTTGACACCAAAGGTCCGGGGCCTGATAATGACGGTCCTAAGCCAACCAACCCACGAGGGTCTGGTGGTAAAGTGGTAGAGCTTGAAAATACTGTTGCAATCGCTGCTTAACCCTGATAAGATACACACACCAAACACATAGGAGAGACAACAATGAAACAACAATCCACCTTCGGTTCCGCTCTGGCGGGTCTGGGCATCGGTATCAAGGTTCGACGCAAGCCAAGCGATCTGGTAGACAAGGCTCTTGGTCTGTTCCGTAAAGCTCAGGAAGAAATGGTTGCCGCTGAAAAAGAACTGAAAGATCAGATCGAAGAGAGTCAAGTTGAGATTGATCGTCTGGAACTGGAAAAAGCTGAGTCCGGTGCTGAACTGGTTCGTGCCCAACGTGTCCGTCAACGTTTCGAGGAGTTTCTGTCGTGATCAAAGTAGATTCGGTTGTGCGTCTGTCGGAAGAAGGTCGAGATACTTGGGTTGATGACGATCATTACGATGACCATAACCCAGAAGACCTTCAGGGCGTTGTCTATGAAATCGGAGACTACCGCATCCTGCCTGTGCACGTGAAATGGTCGAACGGTAACAACAACAGCTACGATGAAAAAGATCTGGAGATCGTCTGATGAAACGTGTTAAACTTGTTCGACAGGTGTATGAAGAGGATCTTGACGGTCTGACCATTGGTCGTGAATATGACGTTGTCGATTTCCAAGAAGAAACTGGTTGCGTTTACGTCTACGACGATGGAGAATGTATCAACACCATTCACCCCGGTGAATATGAGGTGGTCTCATGAAAATCAAACTGGTAAAGCTTGATGGTGACAACGTTGACCCATACCTGATTGACCTTACCATCGGTAAAGAGTATGATGTTGTAGGCTCTTGTAGCAACGAAGGTTACTGGGTTATCGGTGACGACGGTAATCTTGAAATAGTCTATCACAGTGAATATGAGGTGGTTGAATAATGTTTGTACGTCTGGTGAAATTTGATGATTTTGCAGATTTGTTCGGTCTCACCCTTGGAGCCACCTACGGTGTCCTCAGCACGAACGATGACGGGAGTGTGAATATCCGGGATGACGATGGTGACCCGAATCAACTCCTACCGGGTGAGTTTGTTGAGGTGACTGACGCTGACCACTTTGTAGGTGACGGTCGAGGTAACCGAAACGTCTTCAAGGACGGCGAACTTTTGCGTAACGTAATCGCTTGCAACACTGATGAAGGATGGGCTACAATCGCAGCAATGCCGATGACGTTAAACAATCAGGATGAGCTTGAGAGCCTGACCGTTCACGGCAATATCACTGTAGCATTCATCGAGGAGTTTTAATGAAAAGTAAACAGAGTTCTCTTAGTGCAATGGGCATCCCAGAACTTCGACTGAAAGGTGATGAGTACTTCCATGAGGTACCAGCACACCTGAATCTGGAACTGATTGTCGAGTGGAAGCTAGGAACTGCTCCAAAAGAAGTGATTGGTCCAGTGCGAGCGTTCTCGCTGGAAGATGGTCACCTCAAGGTCGTCAATCGCAACATCGATCTTGTGTACACCCACCCGGTAAAGCAGATTCATCGTGCTTACCTGTTGCCAACTGATTGATAGGAGAGTTAAATGAAACGTAAATATTCCTACACCGTAAATGGTCAGAAAGTGATCACCCGTGAAGAAGGTCGAGTCCTGCAACGCAAACTGCGTAAAGCCGGTCTCAGCAAGGAATCCACCAAGATCATCCAAACAGTTGTCACCACCAAGTCGAAGGTCGTCCGATAATGACTCGAATCCGATATGCTGCTGTGATGGTGGAGGTACAGCATTACTGGAACAGCGAGACGAGCCATGTAGTGCACCTTCTCCAGTACGCGGAGGGTTATCCTGACGCAATTGCTCAATCTCTTCGTCTGGAGCATGGAAGTCAATTCACCAACATCCTTCGTTGTTATAGTCAAGTAGAAGAAGACAAAGACGAACGAGCCGCACGACGAATCAATGACACTGTGATGGCTGAGGTTGAACGAGTTAAGGCTGATCTGGTGAACGGGGGAGACAATGGCGAAGAACACTATTGATCTGGATGAGCAGAACCTTGAGTACCTTCGCTATCTAGAAGACTACGAGGGTAACCCTGAGTGTCCTTGGAAAGCGGTAGAGTACGGTGAGTGGGATGAGTGCGGTCGGTATCAATATGCCACAACTATCATCCAGCACAAGGAAACTGGTAAGTACTACAGCTGGTCTGTCCAGCGTAGCGGTAGCCACTTCACTGACTGGAACTACGAACATGACGACTACATTACTGAGGTTGTCAAGCGTGAAGAAATCGCAGTAGTGGTTCACTGGGATCCTGCAAAATAAATGCCAAAGAGGGTTGCTTTTTCAGAACCCACTATGGTACTATGATTTTCTTGGTGGGAGGAGCATCCTACTTCTGAGATCATCTGCAACAAAATCATCCGCCACATGATGGCACAACGAAAAATCTTGCAAAGAGGAAATAATACATGAGCGAACAATTCGACGATTTCGTATACGAAGTAGAACACAAAGGTACCGGCGAAGGCCCTACCATTGACTTCGACGGTCTGACCAAATACGTTATCGAAGCAGTTGGCTGTGAGAAGAAACCGTCCGGTCAAATTGGCATCATTTCTCAAATTGTCGAAGTTGGTAAGCAGCGACAAGAAGACGCTAAAATGAAGTGGAACGGTACCCCAGAGGAAGAGGCTGCTGAAATCGCCAAGAATCCTAACCAGTACTTTGAAGATCTGGAAGATCCAAAGACGAAACAGGTTTCTCGTTACAAGCGTTGGCCTGTGGATGCTCAGGAATCGGTTATCGTCTTCTTTGACGTTCCATCCAAGCTGGTGAACCGTGGTAAGTTCTTCGATGAAGACGGTGTTGGTGAAGATTTGCCATTCCGTGGTCTGCTGAACAACGAGTACTTCACCAAAGGCGTTGGTAAGACCGTAAGTAAGACCTACAGCCTGAAGGAATCGAAGAACCCAGATGGTACTTGGTCGCTGAGGTCGAACAGCATCCTGCACAAGCTGGCAGAAGCTGTTGAAGTGTTGGATGAGAAGGGTAACATGAAGCCCCAGTATCTGGGTAAGCTGATCGGTAAAGCCGCTCTGTTCAACGTGCATGTGTTCGGCAACGAGTACGACGGTAAGACCTATCTGAACGAGAAGATGTCGTTCGCTGGTCCAGTTCCAGAGATGATGCAGTCGATGATCCCAACACTGGATCGCAAGCATATGGCTCTGATCCGCTTCAAAGGTCCACAGAACCTTGAGAAGCTGAAGGAACTGCGTCAATCGGTCATCAACACGATGATGCTGGCTGACAACTTCATCGGTAGCGATATCGAGAAGGGTCTGATCGAAGTTGGCAAGATCAAAGAAGGTGATGCTGCTGCTGCTCAAAAGGCTGCATTCGGTGAAGGTGGTGCTTCGGCTCCACAACCACAACAGGCTCCAAAGGCTCAGCCAGCCAAGCCTGCACCAAAAGCTGCTCCACAAGAGCCAGTAGACTTTGACAGCTTTGATGATGACATCCCGTTTGCCCCAATTGGCTTGCAGGAAGGTCGCAACTTCCTTCACATGATCTAAGGATCACCCGGGCGGGTAACACCGCCCACCCTTTCTAGGAGAGAAAGAATGGCAAAGGTTAAAACCGTAGTTCTAATGGTTGAATATCTAGAAGGTGATGTTCGTAAAGTTTTCCCTGAAGTGGTTGAGGTAGGTGGTAATAACTTTTACGAAACGCCATCTCAGTTCATCAACGAAATGAAAAAGAATTATGTGAGTGCATCTAAGGGTGACCACAAATTCAGCATCATTAATGTAATTATTGGCTAAGTAAGGAGAGATATATGACACTGGTAAACGTAGAAACTGGCGAACTGTTCGAGAACACCGAATCCCTCGAAGGTGCTGGTCCGAAGCCGATCATGAGTGAAGACGATCTGCTCGCTGCTCTGATTCGACTGAACAAAGAAATCAACACCCGCAAGGAAGATATCAAGCAACTGATCAAAGACAACAAATTCCATAAGAAGCATAACCCTCAAGGCATCGTCGTTGATGAGATCAAGCAGATTGCTAAGTCTGCTGTTCGTTACGCGGCTGCTGACTACGAGGAGAAAAAGATTGAATCTCTCACCTTCTTTGCAGCTTATGAACGTATTACTGGCTACCACGACTGATCGGGTCATCAGTCAAGGTAGAGACAATTTGGAATAAATGAGACCCCGCCTAGTGCGGGGTTTTTTGTTATCTGGAGTAAAGTAAATGATTTTTGAAGTGGTTGAAGATGGTGTCATCCCCGAACACGCTGCTCGTTGCTTGGATGAAGATCCTAACATGCTGATTGAATGTATGACTGCAATCGGTTGGGTGGAGTTGGACAAGGCTGAATTCCGCAACGGCAACATGTACCGTATCCAATATCGGTAAGGAGAACAGAATGGCTATTTCGAGTGAGCAAATTCAGAAAAACGTAGTGAAGGTTACTGGTCGTTTGTTGTTAGCCTTAGCTGACGATGAAGGCTTGTGTGAACATTTTGCAGACTGTCTTGAGACGTTCCTTGATGAGGTTGCATGTGATGACGGGTTCGGCACTGAACGTCAGTGTGACCCTCGTGGTGACTTCCGCAACCGTGATGATTGGTCGATCTTTGGGGAGATTCAATAATGTATTCGGTTTGGAGTGAGTGGGATCTGGGTATTGGTCGTCAGTTGTTTAAGACTGAGGATGCTGCTTGGGAGTATGCCGCAACTATTTGGATGGACCACGAGTTGGATCAACAGCTTGGGATGACGTTCAAAGAAGCAAAACAAGACAACCTCATTATTCAGGTGTATCATGAGGAGGTGAACGAGTGACTGAGATTGCACCAACACATGCCATTGTAGATGGTGATGCATTCAAGTATGCTGCGGCATATGTGGGCGAAAAGCGTTCGATTGTAGCCACGCACAAGACTGAAGGGTGGAGTGAAGAGGCTAAGAGTCGAACGGCCTTCTGGGGGCACTGGAAGAAGCGTCAGGGTGGTTGGTTGGCTGAGGCTAACAAGAACCGTACAAGCCCGTGGCATCCCGACGAGTTCGAGATTGAAGACATATCCACACCTGAGCCATTGGCGAACGTCCTGCACACAGCCAAGAGCCTTGTAGACGGTATTCTGGAAGCCAGCAATGCTGAGACCTACGAGTTCTACATGGGTAAGGGTGATAGCTTCCGGGTTGAGCTTAGCACTCTCCTGAAGTACAAGGGTAACCGGGATGATCTGGTGAAGCCCTATCACCTCGATGATGTGACTGAGTATCTGGCTAAACGGTACAAGGCTGAGTTCATCACCGGTATTGAAGCTGATGACATGGTGAACATTCGCTGTTATCGAGAGCCTAACCACTTCGCTATCGGCGAAGACAAGGACTACTGGGGTTGTCCAATCAACTTCTTTGACATCAACCGACAGGAACGTGGCATTGTTAACTGCAACAAGCTAGGTCATCTCTTCCTCGACAAGAAGAAAGAGGTGCGGGGCGAAGGTCGCATTCACTTCTACTGGCAGATGATTAGTCAGGATGATGTGGACAACTACAAAGCCAACTGTTTCAGTGAAACTGAGTTCGGTAAGATGGGTGCATTCTACGCCTTGGAGAACTGCAAGACTGACAAGGAATGCTTCCAAGTGATGGTTGACACCTTCAAGATGCTTTACCCTGAGAAACAAGTGGTGAAGGGGTGGCGTGGTGATGACATTGAGATCGATTGGATGTACGTCATGCAGGAAATGTTCCAGATGGCTCACATGAAGCGGTCTGTGGATGAAGAGCCAAAGTTGATCAAACCGATCCTCGACAAAATGGGAGTGATCTATTAATGCCAAAGAACTATGTTGAAAACAACGTGGGTATGGTGTGGTTCTCTGCTGAAGAACGACTTGACGGCTATTACAACATTGCAGCTGCTAGTGGATTGTCATGTTCTGAAAGTGTAATTAGTGAATGGTGGGATTGGGCACATCGTGAATATGGTCATCATGGAAAGATCGAAGTTGAAGGTATTTCTGTAGAATCAATGGTCGAATTTGAGAACTATCTGACTGAGGAGGATGAATGACTGAACAACGTTGGAAATTCATGCGGGCTGATAGTGATAACTATCTGATTCCTGTATCGCTGGTGAAGAGCTTCCGAGAGGAAGAGGATAAAGGTCATGAGGACTGTTGGTCAAACTTCAACTACCTGTTTGATCAATACCGAATCGACTGCTTCACCAACTTCACATTCACCGATCCACGATGAGGAGAGTAATATGGTAACTCGTGGACGAAAGAACGAACTGGCTGAACAGCTTCGGTACCAGATTGACAAAGGTATAGTCCGGGAGAGTCTTCAAGCAAACTTTGCAGATGAGATGTGTAGGGATCGTGACGAACGAGACTATGTGATGAGTCTTGGAGTGTTGACTGAGATTTACGAGGTGGAAGAATGAGTCAAGTATTTGGTTATGTAGTGCTGAACAAGGTAACCCGTGAGCGTTGCCGTACTGAGCGAACCTGTTACGCTAGCAAAGCTGCAGCAAGTGCAGGCTTCAACCTTATCAGCCGTAGGGCTAAAAGTTGGAATGGTCACTATAAGCTTCCTGACGAACTGATCGGTAAAAAGTTCAAAGAGCAAGACAAGTATGTGATTGTTGAGTTGGTTGCTGGCAATGTCGTCTGATTACAAACCTTGGGAGGCTCACCCTACCATCTGGAAGACGGAGGCTGCGTTCCTCAGTTTTATCCGGGGCGGTATTCGTCGTTACCTGTGGTCGAAGAACCCTGTGAAGTTAGAGTTCGAAAAGAGTCAGAAGGTTGAGATACCCAACACCAACCCGAAGAGTATGA